ACCGTCTGCATCAGGTAATATAATATCCCTGTCTGCTGTTACAGCCGTTGCTTGTAACTTTGCTTCATGATCATCAGGAACAGTACCTTCAAATACTAATTTAGTCCCTTGACTTATCCATATGTTTTGTGTCGGATAAAAAACAATATCCTGATCACCTTTGAGTTCTAAATCTCTACCACTTGCTTTAATTGTTGTCATTTCAAATACTCCTACTGTACATATTTATATGTTTGTTAGTCATAAAAAAACAGGCTCCGAAGAGCCTGTTTCCTTTTGGTATGCAATACCTATTAGGTAAACGCAAGTTGACCGCTTGTTACAGCAATTTTTGCTAGATAGTCAGCCGCATTACCAAGCGAGCTTGCTTGGTTGCTTAGTTCTACATAACCATATCTGGTCATGAAGCTAACTACTGGCTCAAATGTGCCTGGGTCTAGTACTGTACCACTTGACATTAGCGGAATGTATGGGCAGTAGAACGCCGCCGCATCAGTTTCTGTTGCGCCTTTGTATCCTACTAGTACGTCATCATTAGCGGCGTACTGGTTCACATAAATTCTCATTGTGCCGTTTAGAGTACCTACAAATTTTGTATTTGTTGGTGCTTCAAATGTGCCTTCTGTGCTTCTTGCGAAAGCTGAAGTTGTTGCACTTTGTAGTACTGTTAGTACTGTTGGGCTAACTACTGCCCAGTTACCAGCGCCACGTCTTGTTCTTGCGGCGATGTTGTTTGCTTCTTTGTTGATAAGAACTGCAAGAGCGGCATGCTCGTCACCAACAAATGTAGCTGTACCACTTACACTACCTTGTGCGTATGTGCTTGCGGCTGTACCAGCTAGGCTTGTTAGGCTAGCAATGATCTCTTGATCGATCTCAGCAGTAATCTCTTGAGCTAGTGCTTGCATGATTTCTGCTTCAACGTCTAGACCGTGCATTGACTGTGCGTCTTGCGCGGCTTCGAATGTCCAACGTGCTGATAGCTTACGTGTTTTAGCTTCAACAGTTTGCTTGAGCACCTGGATGCTCATTTTCTTGCCTGGCTCACCTTCAAGTGCGCTTGTGGCATCTGCACGATTGGTTGTTGCGTTACCTGAGTAACCTGTTGCAATTGCGAATGGGCTTAGTGCTTCATCGCCTGCTGTTGCGCTGTCAAATGTTTCAGCGTAACGTACACGAAGTGTGTGAATTTGACCAACTGGGCCTGTCATAGGCTGTACACCAACGATCTCGTTGGCGATAACAGTTGGCATAACACGTCTAATCACTGGAAGAATCACTTTGTTTAGTGTTGCAATGTTACCACTTTGAGTAGCACCTGCAGTCACAGCCTCTGAGAGGTATGCTTTAGTGTTCTCAAGTGTTGTTTCCATAACTTGCTTTTTGGTTCCAGTTAGACCGTCTGTTAGGGCTGTTTTAGTTTCTGCCCAATTTTCCATTAGGTTGTCTGCCATTTTCGGTCTCCTTAACTAATACCGGCTAGTTTTTGAAGGTAAACAATATCAGCTGTCTTGCTGTCAGCTGATGCTGTAGCTTCTGCCTTGTTTCCAGTGATTTCTGTAGTAGATTCACTAAGTACCTTCTTACTTGGTTTTTTCGCATCTTCCTTCAATACTGATGGTAGATACTTATTGAATGCGCCTTGTAGCTTGTCAGTTTTTACACTTTCAAGCAATGCACCCATTATTTCTTTGTGGTCTTTGCTGAGAGGTTGCATCATTTCCTGCATAATTTGCTTTCTTTCTGCTGTATCTTTAGCAATCCGTGCTTCTTTAGCACTTTCTGCTATCGCTACTTCCTTTTCAGCAATGGCTTTGTCTTTGTTTTCAATCTCACTTTGGAGACCTTCCACTACCTTGTTCAACTTAGCAACTTCTGTTCCTTCGTTGAGATAGCTTGTCATAAACTCAGCGGCATACGTTTCAAAAATCTTACGTCCAAAGTTATTTTCTTTGGCTGTTTTGATATCTTCACGTAGTGTAGTAAGTTCGCTCTTGATAGTATTTTCAAGAACACTATTGATCTTACTTGCGGCTTTGTTTACAAAGTCTTTTCTAGTTTGATTGATAACCTCTTTGCCTTCTCTGATCATTTTGACCTTCGCTTCAACTAGTGAGCGTTTGTCTTCATGAAACTCGTTGAGCTCTTTTGTAAGTTGCTCCATAACAAAACCCTCTAATTGGGCCATGTTAGTTTCTTGCAACTTTCGGTCTTCGCGAAGTTCGTTAATTTCTTTGCGAAGTGTATCCATCACAAACGAATCAAGCACTTTTGCATGCTCTTTCATATGCTTGCGATAAGCTACACGATCTTCTGCAACTTTGGCTTTGTCTTCTTGGAACTCTGCGAGTTCTTTTGAAATAACATCACCAATCATTGTATCCATGGCTTCGACCATTTGCTCTTTGTCATTTTCATAACGCTGTGCAAATTCTTCTCTAAGTTCAGCTGTGATATTCTCACGAGCTTCTGTTAGTTGTGTGTCCCAAGCCTCAGAAATCGAAGATCTAACCTCTTCGGAGAGCGCACTTGAGCTTAATAGTTCATCCATTGCATGAGCCATATTAATCTCTCCTATATCTCAGGTTTTTGATAAAGTTTGTCACCTCTTCCTGGAGATAACGTTGTGCCCTGTTGTCGTGTCTAGTTGCGCTAGCGACATCCATCAACACATTACCCCTACTATGATTCATAATTCTTTCATAAATTGGATCGGGATAAGCATCCGGAGCACTTGGATTTGCAACGATATCAACAGTGATAATCTCAAAATCTTTGACTATCCCGTTTTCGTTTACATTGCCACTGCCTCTACTTGACACGCCTAGTTTTACTCCACTCTCCAGTAGGGTTTTACAAATGTTTCCCATTGGAGTTGGTAGAATTTTAAGTTTGCCGATACCGTTAGCACCATCAGTATCCATTTCAGTGATCATGTGACTTACACGATCTAAATTGATATTGAGGTCATCTGGGTGATCAGCTTCACCTAATACTGAATACCCACCTTTGATTTTTTCATTGATTGCTTTTACAGCATTATGAATTTCATCTTTGGTGTATATACGATTATTTTGATTGCGTACATCGCCTTCAATAAAGATACCCTTCATGTACAGGCTCTTGCCACCGTTATCTTCGTCGATAGCTTCGGTGACAATATTTGCCTGATTGTAAGTTAGGTGTTCTTTGAGCGAGGTAAACATATTACTTCATTCCTCTAATTGGACTGTCGGACTTGTTGTCTTCGCTTTTTGGTGCAGGAGCGGCACTAAGGTCGCCTGCTTCTTGAGGTCCGTCGTAACCCATGTCTTTAGCGGCTGGAGCAGGTCTGCCCTTCTCGTCACCACCTGAGGTTTTGTGTGCAGTTGCGCCTGTAGGTGCTTTTGCATTACTTGCAACTGGGCTACCTTTGTCGCTTGAATCACTGTGCGATACGTTGACTGCTGTCATTGTTGCACCTTCTTCTACTGCTTCGACTTCTTCTGTTTCTTCGACAGGCTCAGCTGATTCTTCCATTTCTGGCTCTTCATCACCTGGTTCTTCGTCGCCCATCATGTCAGCGAATGCGGCACGTAGTTCTGCAATTGCATCTTCTACATTGTCCATTGCTTCTTCAGCGTCAGCGGCTTCGCCTTCGCCTTCTTCACCTTCAGCATCCATATCCATATCCATTGCTAGATCCATTTCTGCTTCTGGTTCGTCCATGTCCTCATCGTCCATGATTTCTTCGTCTTCAATCTCTTCTTCGGCTGTTTCGATATCATCAAGGAAATCTTCTTCAGCATCAGAAGCGTCAATCGCTTCTTCTACTTCGTCGTCCTCTGAATCGTCATCAGCTTCATCAAGATCGATAGTTTCGTCTAGATCCTCTTCTTGAATCTCG